CATGCAAATTTAAATTAGATACCTCAGCTAATGTATTAACATTAAATGTTGATATAGAATTTTTAAGAGCTTCAGCAGTTAGTGGGAAATTTAATACATCTACTATTTTTTTAGAAATGTTTTCACATAACCTCAATGTTAAATATAAACTAGCGTTGTTAATATGCTTAGTAGCTATATTTGATTGTTGTGCTGCTATTTTTTGTAATCCTACTAATGTATCTTTATCCGGCAACGATCCATCTCTAGCTTCATTTAAACCAGTCACATCACGTATCATTTGTACGTAATAATTATATGTATTTATTAATGAACCTATTTTAGCTTGACCAGCTGATGTTGATAATTCTTGTACAGGTACTTTACCTGGATTCATACCACCGTCTTGAGTAAGTGATCTACCTACTACCGAACCAGTCTGAAAATACATGTTTAAAGCTTCAGCTGGATTATAGTTTGTGCCGTTACCAAGATCAACTTCAGCTAAACCGTCCATATCTAAGAACACACCATCAGGCACCATACGAGCTATAACTTGTTGTAATTTTAAATGGGTTAACTGTATCATATCAGCAAAGCCCATTGTTTTTGTAACTAAAGATTCAATTCTACCCTTATACATACGTGGTGCACATATAGCGTAGTTCATTTCAACTTTAGTTGTGTCAGCCATAGGTCTAGTCATATTCTCTGCCATTTTCCATTGCAACATCATATCTGTACCTAAAACTTTTACACCTTCAAATAAAACCTCTACACTTCTTGACACTTTATTAAAGTTATCACTTTCTGGTGGATTAAATGTGTCAGGTTTTTCTAAAGCTTTTTCAAGACCTTGATCTGTGTGTTTAATTTTAAACACCTGGTCCATATATGTTTTATATTCAAAATATAAAACCTGTACAGTGTTTTCATCATAAGCACCCCAACCATATATATAATTATTATTGCTATATGATTTTTGTACTTTTTCTAGCGCATCGTTTGAGATATGTGGAAATTGTTTTTTAATCTCAGGTATGGTCATTGCTTTGACTTCACCTACATAATATATATCTTCAAAATTAGGATCTTCTGTATATGAGTAAACCATATAAGAAGGGTCTACGTAATCTAAAGTAATACCTTCAGCAGTATTAAAATTTGTTTTAGCAGCCGCAATACCTAACGTAACTAAATCATAATTTAATCTACGTTTTAATAAATCATATTTATTTTTATCTAATACTTGTGTTATTGCTTCTTCTTCTGCTATTTCTATTGCTTGCTTATAACTAAGCTGTAAATGCAACTCCATTTCTTCCATTGTTTTAGGAAGATCAATTGCTGGTATATTAGTGTTTGATATGTCTTGACCAGTTGTTCCTTTAACTTCTTCTATAATATCTTGACCAAACATATCCATAGCAAGCCTGCTTGCATAATCAGTTCTTTTCTTTACAGACTCTGGATCTTGTGCATAAGCTTTAATATCATAATCTTTATTAGATATACCATTAGTTAATATATCCACAAACTTAGAAAGTATAGGTACTGGTTTCCAGTCTAAATTTAAGTAACTTAAGTCACCGTTAATTGATAACTCATCTTTGTACTTTTGAGTAGATTGTTCACCCCTAGCATATAATCTACGTGTATGATAATTATTGAACGTAGTTAAATACCTGTTACCATTAGTTCTACCTTGTGCAAACCATTCAGACTGTATAGCGTTAGCAACTTGCTTACCATACTCTAAACTTAACTTTTCCTCCAAAGGTACCACCTGATTTGGAAACGCACTGTTAGCATTATAATCTATATTCATTTATTTATAATTTTAGAAACAAGTCCTGAATTGTCATATTTTTTAATACCAAGATCATATGAAATTATTTTTCTATCTGGTATAGGTTTATATCTATTTTTATTACAAGCCATAATAGCTAATCCAGAACTAATAGAGGCATCATGTTTGGTTCGATTATTTATATTGAATCTACTCCAATCATTTAATGTACGTTGAAAATACATGTCACCGTATTTTTCATTATTGTAACCTACAAAATTTTCTATGTAAGTTTCTATAGCTGCTGCGTGAGCTTGCTTAATATCTTCACTTGAGTTAGGTATACCACCTATATCTCTTTCTGACACTGATAGCTTATTGTAAACTTTATCAGGTCTATTCATTGAAAAACCTCTATAACCTCTTCGTTTAAAGTGATATAAAAGTCTTGGTTTATTATTTTCTGCAAGGATTGGCATACCGTAAAATACACATGCCATTAATACATCTTCAAAAAATATTTCAGCTGTTTGAGGTCTAGCTATATATTCTAAAAAGAAATGATTAGGTGGAACATCTAGCATACTAAATGTAGTTAAACCATGTAAAGCTCCATTAGAACCTCTATTGTCCACTGTACCTGATATATCATAACTGTCACATCCAAATGCCCCAAGATCTTCATTACCAGGATATTTAATACCATTTTTTATTATTACACGATTTTGTAAGTTTTCAGGTGGTATCCAGGTGATAAAAAATCTACCTTTATTGTTAGGCATAAATATAACACTAGTATCTTTTATACCATCACGCCATTGAAAGTTACCTTGAGTAACAAGAGCACTATGTTTTAAATCACCATTAAAATCTATTTGCTCGTATATTTTTGTTAAATTAAATAAAGACTCTTTAGCCTCGTCTCTGAAAGCATGTTCTTCAGTTCTAGGAAATTGACGATAAAATTCATTTAAAGCATCTTGATCACCTTTTAAACCATCAACTTCATTTTGCCAATAATCAATTACACCTAAATCTATAAATTCTCCATGAGGCCCTTGAACTTCTTCTGTCGGCGTATCGAATACAGGTAATCCATAAGAATCAATGTATCCCTCGTAATTCCATTCCATAGGTATGAACAAACTATATAATCCTGAGCGAGTCTGTCCATTGCGGTTTCTTTTTGTGACATCTGAGTCATAGTATAATTTTTTAAAATTTTCACCACCTTTGTCTAATGAATTACAAGTGGATCCCATCATACACTTACCAATAACTCTACTACCTAATCTTAACGTGGTTTTCGTGACACGCCAGTTGTTGAGGATGTTGTTCGGCCTTTC